TCGGTCGCCGGCACGCGGCTCTCGTCTTCCGGCACCTGCGCGCAGGCCACGGACTGTCCCGCCGCGACATCGCCGCCCGGCTGTTCGTCAGCCCGAAAACCGTCGCGAACCGGGAACGCTGCGAGCTCGGCATGAGCACCGACGTGCTGCTCGACATGGCCCACGTGTTCGGCTTCGACGTGGCGTTGATGCCGAAGCGGCATCCCGGCGTACGCCCCACCGGCACCGGCTGGCCCGAGGTGACCCGATGAACGCCTTTCCGCTTGGACCGCAACCCACGTGGCTCGGCAGCCACAACGGCTGCACATTCAACCCCGACCCGGCCCGGTCGCCTGCCGGTGACTGCGGCGCACCAGCCACGCACCACATCCGGCTCGCCGACGTCGAAGGCTTCCTCGCGGCCTGCGAACAGCACGCACCCTTAGCGCTGGTGCACGCGCCGGTCCTTGACTGGCACGTCTGGCAGGCCTGGTGCAACATGCCCGGCGCGGTCTGGCATCCCAGCACCACACGCGACGAGGCCGGCAGCTGGTGCTCGCTCGATGACGACGCCGACGAACCCGCGCTCATCGGCATGGCCGAGGTGACCCGATGAGCCGACCACGGCGCGCCTGGGTATGGGGCCTGAACGACCTCAGCGATCGGGAGGTCGACGTCCTCCGCCTCGCCGCCGAGGGACTCACCTACGACCAGATCGCCGGCAAACTCCACCTCAGCCGGCACACCGTCCGCAGCCACATCAGCCGGATCATCCAGTGCCTTCAAGCCCGCAACACCGTCCACGCTGTCGCTATCGCCTATCAGCGCGGCATCCTCGCCGCCGACCCGGCCGAAGCCGAAGCCGTCCGCCTCGTCCGCCTAGCCGAAGCCATGGGCTACCGCATCGCCCTCGTGCCACGCGAGGACGCCGCGTGAAGTCGACCTACGAGCCGGCCATGCCCCACGTCACGCGCCGGAATCATGCGAACGGTCCGCTCGATCGATCACACGACCCCTGATGAACGACCGCAAGGAGCCTGACATGAAACTGATCAAGGTCGCCGGATGCGCCAGCGGCACCTGCCCAACCATCTACCGGGTCGTCGCCAGCTGTGAAAGCGGCGGCGGCAACTGCCCCACCGTTTACGAAGGCGACAACGGCACCCTCATCGTGCAAGGCGCCACCGTCGACCCGGCCGACGCCGGTATCGACGTGCCGGCCGGTGAGCAGCTCGTGAAGATACCCGCCTCGCTACTCCGGGACTATCTCGCCGCCGCGGAGGCCTGATGACCACCCCGATCCGCTGGCTGCTCGTCGCCGCATACATCGCACTCGCGTTCGCCGGTGCAGCTCTCGTCGACTGGCTGCACCGATGACGCTGCCGCCGTTCCCTGTCGACGACCAGACCCTCGACCTGCTCACCGACGCCATCAACGGCACCAGCGGCGAAGGCGGCCGGTCCAGCGTCGGCGACCTGTGCCAGCTGTACAGCGAGCTCGGTGGTAGCGACCTCGACGCGGTCGAAGAAGACGACGGCCGCATCCGCGTCATGCGCGACCCGCAATACCACCCGAACGACATCATCGCCGCCCTCGTCGACGAAGTCCGCCGACTGCGATGGGGACCTGGATGACCAACGCCAACCCGCAGGGCCCGGGCGGGAAACGCCGCAAGATCCAAACCAACCTGCCGTTGGGCAAAACCAGCCACCAGAAACCCAAGAAACCCGGCATCATCAGCAAACTGCTCGGGAGGCGGAAGAAGTGAGTCGGCCAGCGATCGACCTCATCGCTGAAGTCGCCGACGCACTAACCGAACCCCACATCCACACCGAACCCATCCGCTACTGGGACAACAACCGCAACCCCAAAACCCGGCAACACCGCACCATCCAACCCGGCCTCCTCACCCAGCTCTACCAATCCGTCACCCCCTCATCCAGCGCAGAAACCGCCGCCGGCGGCATACCCGACAGCCGGCCACCCCTCGCCGTCGAAGCACTTTCCCGACACGACACCATCACCATGGCCGTGCTCCGCTGGTGCCGAAGCCTCAACCTCACCCTGAGAGTCTCCGTCGAATCCAACGTGCGGGCCCTCGTCGGAGCAGCCGCCACCATGGACCACGACACCGCCCGAACCCTGCTGTCCGAGATGCGGCAATGGCAGCGCTGGTGCAACGTCCTCACCGGCTGGGAACACATCTACCACCCAGCCGGAGTCACCTGCCCCATCATCGAATGCGGCCGCCTCCACACCCTGCGAATCAACCTGACCAGCAGCACCGCCATGTGCCGGGCATGCGGAGCCACCTGGTCCGGCGACGACGGCACCATCACCGTCCTCGCCGCGCACATCCGCGCCGTCACCGACTGCATCCCCGCATAGCCCGACACGCGGCCTGACCTGCCAAGACTTGACGGTAAGCGATCCAGGTACGAAGATTGCCGCATCTGCACCCTGCCCGGATCCCGGATCCGAGCGGGGCTTCGCTGTATCCGGGGAGGTTCGATGCTCCTCGTCCTGCTCGCGCTCATCGCCTTCGCCTGCGCCGCCATACTCGCCGGCATCCAACGCGCCTGGGCCATCGCGGTCGGCCTGGCCCTGGTCACCCTGCCCGGCCTACACCTGGGCTGAGCTGTGGCCTATCGGGGATGGGGCGACGCCGCGACCATTCCGCCACCAGCCAAGATCCCATCCGCCACGCCGCAGCGCACCATCTGCCGGGTGGAGGTCACATGCCGATGCGGCCCTGCCTCGACTGCGGCGCCCTCACCCCCACCACCCGCTGCCCCACATGCACCGGTACCCGTGACCGGGCACGAGGCACCAGGCAGCAGCGTGGGTATGGACGTGAGTACGAGCGGGAGCGAGAGCGTGCCCTGATCGATGCCACCCACTGTGCTACGTGCGGTGTGCTGTTCACCCTGGACAACCCGGCGACTGGCGGCCATGTGGTGGCCGTCCGCAAGGGTGGAACCGCAGCTGATGGCATCAAGCCTGAGTGCCGACGGTGCAACTACGGATGGGAACGCACAGGCAGTTAGCCGAGGCCAGAATGTCACTATGCGTAGCGGTAGACCCCAAGCCGGACATGTGACCGTGCGTGATTAGAGTCAAAGACTGTGTTTGGTATGTCCGATTTTTTTAGTCAACAAGGATCACAGGACCCCGGGCAACCCGCCTCGGGTTCTGTACGAGTCTGGCCGATTACGCTGGGTTATACGCAGCGTAGCGCCGATTTGATCGAATTCAACTTGATTACGGACGGTGATTACCGATGGCTGGAACGGGGCCACCGCCCAAAGACCCGGCAACCCGCCGCCGCCGTAACGCCGACCCGATCCCCACGACAACACTGACCGCGGACGGGGAGGTGCGCGGCCCGGATCTGCCCGATGGCCGGGATTGGCCGGACGAGACGCGGTCCTGGTGGGAGACCTGGCGGAATTCGCCGCAATCGCAGGCTTTCACGGACACCGACTGGGATTTCCTGCTCGACACGGCGCTTCTGCATTCACGCTTCTGGCGCGGCGACGACAAGGTGGCCTCCGAGCTGCGGCTGCGGGTGGCGAAGTTCGGGGCGACGCCCGAGGACCGGATGCGGTTGCGGCTGCAGATCGACGAGGACGACGTGAAGCCGGCGCAGTCCGGTGCTCGCCCGGGCGGCCGGTACGGGCACCTGCGCACGGTCAAGACGGGCTGAGGGGGTGGTCTGGCTGATGGAATCTCGGATGGCACCCGACTACGAGCCGCCCTCGATGTCCCTCAGCCCACCTTCGAGGGTGGACGAGATCTTGTCCCTCAGGGGCGACGAGGAATGCGGCGTCGACATGGTTTGCAGGCTGTGTGACACCGGTGGCCGCCCGGTCGTCTACTACGTCGGCTACGGCGTACCCAATCCGTACCCAGTTGCCGAGGTGCCGAGCGCCAGTACCATCACCGAGCTTGTCGCACTCGGAGAGCAGCACATTCGCGACGTCCACTCGGCTGTCTGACATGCCCTGGCGGGGCCCTGCGCATGAGGAGGACTTCCCGTCGCTGGGCTGGTCGCTGCTGGAGTGGTGGTCGGAGTATCTGGCCAATCCGCGCGATGAGCTCGAGCCGCTGATCTTCACGTCCGAGCAGGCTCTGGATCTGGTGGAGTGGTACCGGATCGACCCGCGCACCGGGCGGTTCACGCACCGGCGCGGTGCGTCCCGCCGATCGAAGGGCCGCGGGAAGTCACCGGTTGAGGCGGCCAAGAGCATCGGCGAGCTGTGCGGGGACGTGCTTTTCGACGGCTGGGACGCCGCCGGCGAGCCGGTCGGCCGGCCGTGGGGGACGAAGGGCTCCCCGCCGCCGTGGGTGCAGATCGCCGCGGTGTCCGAGGACCAGACCGAGAACACCTACGGCGCCATCTACGAGTTCCTGACCGCGAACGACGGCCGCGCCGCGGATCTGCTGCGCATCGACGTGGGCCTGACCCGCTGCTATCTGCGGGACCGGCCGGGCAAGCTCGAGCCAGTCACCGCAGCGGCGGGTACCCGGGAGGGTCAGCGGGTCACCTACGGGGTGCTGGATGAGACGCACCTGTGGACGCCGCTGAACGGCGGTCGCCGGCTGGCGCGGACGATCCGCCGGAACGTGGCGAAGATGGGCGGCCGTACCTACGAGACCACGAACAGCTTCGTCCCCGGTGAGGATTCGGTGGCTGAGGCCACCCACAAGGCGGTGCAGGACGGGGCGCCGGGCATCCACTACGACGCGGTGGAGGCGCCGCCGGTCAAGCCGGAGGACGACGACGCCACGCTGAAGGCCGCGCTGCAGATGGCCTACGGCGACGCCTGGTGGATCGACCTGGACCGCATCATCGCCGAAATCCGGGACCCGGAGACGACGTGGGAGGACTCCGAGCGGTACTACTTCAACCACAACGTCGACGACCGGCACCAGGCGGTCGCGGTGAAGCGGTGGGAGCAGCTCGCCAGGCCCGACCTGGTGGTGCCGGCGGGTGCGTACATCGGGCTCGGCTTCGACGGCTCGATCTCGGACGACTGCACGGCGCTGATCGGCACGTACCTGGTCGATGGGATCCCGCACACGTTCGAGATCGAGGTGTGGCAGCGGCCGAAGGACGCGCCGATCGGCTGGCGGATCCCGCGCGGCGAGGTGCAGCAGCGGGTCCGTGAGGTGTTCGCGTTCTATCGGGTCGGGCGGATGCTGTGCGACCCGGCGAAGTGGCAGACCGAGATCGAGGGCTGGGCCGAGGAGTTCGGCGAAGAGGTTGTCGTGTTCTTCGACACGAATCAGCCGTCGCGGATGTGGCGGGCGTGTGACCGGTTCTCGACCGCGCTGGCCGAGGGCGCCTACTCGCATGACGGGTCGGCGGTGCTGTCGGCGCAGGTGCTGGCGATGCACAGGCGGAAGGTGCGGGTGCGGGAGCCGGACGACGACGGCCGCACCAAGTACGTGTTCGTGAAGGGCCCCGACCGCCGCAAGATCGACGCCGGCATCGGTGGCGTGCTCGCGCTCGAGGCCGCCATGACCATGCCGGCCAACGAGGACTACGACGTCCTGCAAAGCGTGTGGTGAGGAGGCGGCATGCCCCGCTGGCTTGACCGGATGCTCGGCAGGACCGAAGACCGGATGCTCGGCGGGACCGAACAGCGGGCGATCACCGGGCTGCCGTTCAACTACGCCCCGGATCTGACCAGCCCCGCGGTGACACAGGAGCGGGCGCTGACGCTGGGCCCGGTGTTCGCCGCGGTGCGGCTGCTCGCCGACGAGATCTCCACCCTGCCGATCAAGGCCTACCGCCGGGTCGGCGACGACCGGCAGCCGATGTCGAACCTGCCGCAACTGTTCACACAGCTCGAGGACGACGGCGGCCTTACCGACTGGCTGCACGAGTGCGTGACGTCGTTGGCGCTGCGCGGCAACGCCTACGGCTACGTGACGTCCCGCGACGGGATGCAGTTCCCGACGTCGATCATGTGGCTGAACCCCGGCGAGGTGGACTGCGACGACCGGAACCCGGCCGCGCCGATCTGGTACTGGCAGGGTCGGCGGATCAACCGCGAAGACCTGCTGCACATCCCCTGGTTCAAGATCCCCGGCAAGGTGAAGGGCCTGTCGCCGATCGAGGCGTACGCCACCACCGTCGACACCGGGCTCCAGGCGCAGGCGTACGCGAACGGCTGGTTCGCCGCCGGCGGTGTCCCACCGGGCAAGTTCAAGAACTCGGCGAAGGCGGTCGGCCAGGAAGAGGCCGAGATCGTCCGGGACCGGCTGGTGTCGGCGATCCGGTCGCGGCGGCCGATCGTGTACGGCGCCGACTGGGACTATGAGCCGATCACGATCCCGCCGGAGCAGGCGCAGTTCGTGCAGACCATGCGCATGAACGCCACCCAGATCGCCGCGATCTACGGCATTCCGCCGGAGGAGATCGGCGGCGAGGCGGGCGGCAGCCTGACGTACAACACGGTCGAGCAGAACACGATCCGGCTGTCGTCGCGGACGCTGCGGCCGTGGCTGGTGAAGCTCGAGCGCAAGTTCTTCTCGATCATGCCGTCGCGGCAGTACGTGAAGTTCACATCTGACGCCATGGTCCGCGCCGACCTGAAGACCCGCTACGAGGCGTATAAGATCGCCGCCGAGGTCGGGTTGCTCACCAGCGACGAGATGCGGGCGCTCGAGGATCGGCCGCCGCTGCCACCGGACGCTATCCCCGCCCCTGCTGCCACGCCTGCCTTGCCGGCCGTACCGGCGAAGCCGCTACGGATCGTCAGCTAATGCCGTGGCACGTGGCCAAATCCAGCACCTGTCCGGCGTCGAAGCCGTGGGCCGTCATCCGCGACAGCGACGACCAGAAGGTCGCCTGCCATCCCACCGAGGCCAGCGCCAAGAAGCACCTGGCCGCCCTGTACGCGAACGAGCCGGGTGCCGGCCGTAGTCAGCACAATGAGGAAGGTGACCTGATCGTGGCCGCAGTCGAGCGCCGCTACACCACGCTGCCGGTCGAGCTGCGCGCTGCCGGCGACCAGCCCAGAATCGGTGGCTACGCCGCCAAGTTCAACAAGGAGTCCCGCAACCTCGGCGGGTTCATCGAGGTCGTCACCCCGACGTTCTTCAACAAGTCCAAGGGTGACGGCTGGCCCGATGTGATGGCCCGCTACAACCACGACGACAACCAGCTCCTCGGCACCGTCGGCGCCGGCACGCTATCGCTACGCATCGACGAGGTGGGGCTGGACTACGACGTCACCCCACCCAAGGCGGCCGGGTACGTGGTGGAGCTCGTGGGGCGCGGCGACGTGCGCAGGTCGTCGTTCGCGTTCCGCACCCCGCCCGGCGGCGACGACTGGGGCATGTCGGAGCAGGGCTATCCGCAGCGCAACCTCGTCTCCGGACAACTCGTCGACGTCGCTCCGGTCAACACGCCTGCCTACGTGGACACCCCGACGGCGCTGCGCGCGCTGGCCGACCCGACCAGCGAGCAGGCTGGCGAACTGCGGCGCCTGTCCATCGGACCGGAGGCCGCCCTGCGGTCGCTTGCGGCGAAGATGCAAGCCGACTTCGAAGACGTCCGGGCCCTGGCCGAGGCCGACGAGCTGCGCAAGTTCTTCGTCCGCACCGACGGCCCGGCCCCCCTCAAGCCGCGGATCTTCGCCGCCGCCGCCGCGGCGCAGCTGATGGCCCGCAAGAACGACCCCTGGATGTAGGTCCGGGCAGGCCGAAAGCCACCCGGCACGACATCCGCCATCCATCCCGCGCCCCGTCCGGGCAGGCCGAAAGCCACCCGGACGTCCCGGCGCCCGACCCGCACGTCCATTTGAGGCAGGGCGCCACCCACCTCGCGCAGTCACATCACCACTACAGCCCCGAGAGGACGTCGCATGAGCGACATCGTCAAGCGGCTGCGCGAGCGACGCGCCAACGTCTTCAACGAGGCGCGAGGCCTGACCGATCGCGTGGTCGAAGAGAACCGCAATTTCAGCCCCGACGAGCAGGGCACCTGGGACGCGCTGAACGCCGAACTGGACGCCCTCGACGCCCGGATCAAGTCCGCGATCGACACCGAACAGCGGGCCAAGGACCAGGACGACGCGTTCAACAAGCTGTCCGGCAAGCCGGTCGAGAAGCCCGGCGGGCAAGACGGAAAGCAGACCAGCGAATTCCGCGCGTTCCTGCGCGGCGACCAGGGCGCCCCCCGCTACTACGACGTACTGCCCGAGGGTCCAGTCAACTTCCGTACCCTGTCCAAGCTGACCGCCGCGGCCGGTCTCAACACCGTGCCGACCACCTTCTACGACCGGCTCATCGCCCATCTGATCGAGACGTCGGGCGTGATGCAGACCGGCCCGACCGTGCTGAACACCAGCAGCGGCGAGGCCATCCAGATCCCGAAGACCACCGCCCACTCCTCCGGCGCGATCGTGACGGAAGGCGCGGCGATCGCCGCGTCCGACCCGACGTTCGGCCAGACCACGCTGGGGGCGTTCAAGTACGGCTGCCTGATTCAGGTGTCCCGCGAGCTGCTCTCCGACACCGGCGTCGACCTCGAGGGCTACCTGTCCATGCAGGCGGGCCGCGCACTGGGCAACGCGTTCGGTGCGCACATGGTCACCGGTACCGGCACGACGATGCCCCGCGGTGTCGCGGTCGACGCCACGACGGGTGTCACCGGCCCAGTCGGCACGTCCACCTCATTCGGCAGCCAGGCCACCGTCGGCATGGGTGGCGACCTGCTGATCCAGCTGTTCTATTCGGTGATCGCCCCGTACCGGAACTCGTCCTCGGCGGCGTGGCTGGTCAAGGACTCCACAATGGGTACCTTGCGCCAGATCAAGGACACCACCGGCGACTACCTCGTGCAGGGCGGCCTGGTCGGCTCGACCAGCGAGACGATGATGGGCAAGCCGATCTACACCGACCCGGCCGTGTCCGCGCCCGGCGTCTCCACCACATCGGTCATCTTCGGCGACTTCTCGCAGTACTTCGTCCGGATCGCCGGCGGCGTGCGGTTCGAGCGGTCCGACGACTACGCGTTCAACACGGACCTGGTCACCTTCCGGTGCCTGCTCCGTGCCGACGCCGCCCTCGTCGACCTGACCGGCGCCATCAAGAAGTTCGTCCACAGCGCGACCTAGGAGTTACGCCCAATGGCACTCACCAAGGACAGCACGAAGAAGGACGCCGAACCGACGTTCAACACCTCACCCGACCACCCGGACGAGGTCGTCCAGCCAGTCGCCGAGGTGCCGTCGGAGGCCATCGCGGCGGCGAAGCTGCGGCACGAGCAGGCCGAGAGCGAATTCGCGACGCCGCAGGAGAAGAAGCAGGCCGCGGTGGAGCAGGCGCATGCACTCTCCACCAGGCCGGACGGTTCCTACGCGCAACTGCATGAGACCGACGCGCCGACCCTGGCCGTCGCCGACGATAGCCGCGTGTCGGAGATGAAGAAGGACCAGGAGGAGGCCATCGCCTCGCTCAAGGGTGAGACGGAGCAGGTCCCGGCGGCCGCTTACACCAAGTCGGCGGACGCTGATCGGGCGAGCGCAGCCGCGAAGTCGGCGTCCGACAGGCCGACCAAGTGAAGGTCCGCCTTCGCGGGGACATTTCGGGAACCCGGGACGGCCAGGATTGGCCGCCCCGGGGAACCGTCATCGACTTGCCCGACGACGAGGCCGCCTCGCTGTGCCAGACCGGGATGGCGGTGCCAGTCCCGGCCGACGATGTGCGGGCGGCGGTGCCGCCTGACGATGACGTCGAGCAGCGCGTGTTGACCGGCGAGGCCGCGCCGGTACTCGGCCGCCGCAAGCACGCTTAGGAGGTGGCCCATGGCTCTTGCCACCCCGACGCGGCTGGCCGGCTACCTTCAAAAGGATCTTGACACCTACTCTGCGACGCTGGCGGTCGACGACGCGTCGGACACCTTCGAACTCGAGGCCGACACGAAGTTCAGCTCGACCAGCACCACCTACACGGTCGAGGGTTACGGCCAGAACGTCATCACGCTGCCGAAGCTCCCGATCATCGCGGTGCAGTCGGTGACGGTCGACGGGGTGGCGCTGACGGCCGGCACGGACTATCAGAAGCGCGGCGCCAGCCTGTACCGGATCCTGCGGTGGGGCGGCACGTCCTACTACGCGGCGGACGTCGTGGTCACCTACACCTACGGCTACACGGCCGTGCCGGGCAGCGTCGAACTGGCGGTGCTGCAGCTGGCCGGCGACATCTACGAACACCCGGTCGCGGGTGTGTCCATGGAACAGATCGACGACTACGTGGTCCGCTACGACGGGAACCCGATTCAGGGGCTGACCGTGAACTGGCGGGACATCGCCGCGAAGTACCGGGTCGGCGCGGTCGCCTGACATCGCCGCGGGCTACCACGGCACCGTCGTCGCCTGATCCGAACCGCTACCGCACATCCACATGAGACCGCAGTAGAAGGGCTCTCGCGTGCCGCTGTCCGTCGACAACATCATCCAGGTCAACACCGGCAGCTTCAACGCCACCGGCGGCAACGCCACCCTGACGAACCCGGTCACCGCCGGATCCACGGTGGTCATCGTCGCGGCGTGCCCGGCCATCGCCGCCGACTCCAACGTCATGGTCACCTCCGACGACACAGCGTTCGAGGCGATCGGCGGTGTCACCGCCGTCACGGTGCAGGACGCGATGCCGACGATATTCGCGAAACGCAACGTCGCCGCCGGTGGCACCTCATGGGGTCTGACCCCAAAGAAGAGCGGGGTCGCGTCGGCGCGGCAGGTCGCCTGGGTGGCCATGGAGGTCACCGGGGTCGGCCAGGACCCGTTGGGCACCGGGAACCTGTCCTGGTACGCCGACAAGGCCAGCTCCGACACGAGCGTGGCCTCGGACGCGACGTCGATCAGCACCTACCGGGATGGCGTCACCAGCCCCGGCTCCTGCTATGACACGCTCGGCCTGGCCGTGTTCGCCGCCCGCGGCAACGACGCCACCGTACCGGTGTGGAGCGGCTACACCAACGGGTGGATCGAACTGGCCAACGTCGGGCGCACCGACGCGGGCATCGGGTTCTCGCTGGCCGTCGCGTACAAGCCGTCCCTGGCCATCGGATACATCGAGACCACCGCCACGTGCACCCCGCTGGCCGATTTGGCGGCCGACGCGGTCAGCCTGTACGCCGACGGTGCCCGGCACGCCCACCTCGTCCAGATGATGAGCGGCGCCGAGTTCGGCAGCATGACCGGCGCGGCGACGATGACCGGGCACCAGATCTTCGACACCGCCACGGCCAACGTCACCTGCGTGACGAACATCAAACGGACCGGCAACTACGCGTTCAAGTACGCGTCGACGTCCGCCCCGGCCAACACCACCTGGTCGGGGAAGCTGTACGACATGACCAGCCGGGCGCTGCCGTTCCGGCTGAACGTCTACTTCGAGACGGCGCTGCCCGGCATTGACGTCGAGGTGGCCAGCATCGACGTAGCCAGTACAAAGGTCGGCACGGTCACCTACCGCACCGCGTCGCAGAAGATCGAGGTGAAGGTCGGCACGGGCACGGCAGTGCTGTCCGATGCCGTCGTGGTGGCGAACCAGTGGATCGGCATCGACGGCCGGTACGACCCGCGGTGCCTGGCCAACGCGCAGCACATCTGCGACTGGCAGGTCGACTACAACGCGGCCCTGACGGACACCACTGGCCCGGTCGTGCAGACGCAGGCGGTCGGTGCGGGCACCACCGCTGGCACGATCACCACATTCCGCCAGGGCTGGACCCAGGCGATCACCGCCACGGTCTACATGGACGACTTGGCCGTGTCCCGGGTGTGGGGCGCGTACCCGCTGGGTGACCTGCGTATCCGCCCGCTGAAGGTCGACGCGGCGGGCACACCGATCGTCCACGGCGACGCCAGCCTGTTCAAGACGTTCACCGCCAACGGCACGATGGCGACGTGGACGGCGGCGGCGACCGTGACCAACCTGGCCGAAATACCGCCGACCATCGGGTCGACCGCGTCCGGTCTGGCGCAGGTCACGGTCGGTCTCAGCGGCGGAAGCCTCGACTGGGTTGAGATCCCGATGGAGACGTACGACGCCGCCGGTAACGGCGAGGCGATCCGGGCGGTGGGTCATTACGTGGCCGGTTGGGCGGCGGCGTCGACCGCGGCCGGAATCGCGCTGAGCGGGAACGACGGCCGGTCCGGCGTAGACGGTGCGACCGGCTGGACTGTCGCCGACGCCAACTGGGACTCCAGCACCCAGGTGTGGGCCCACTGGATGCACCACGCCGGGGTCGATCCGGCCCAGTTCTATCCGATCCCGCAGGCCAACCTCGACGCGATGCTGATCATCTTCGGGCAGTCGCCCGACGCCACCCCCGACATCGGGATCCACTGTGTGCTGTCCGAGGTGGCCACCGAGCCGTTGACGACGTGGCCGGTCAGTGAGGTCGAGGGCGGCGCGTTCACCCTGTACG